CCCGCTAACAGTGTCCTGACCATGCCACCCACCAGCGCCACGACATCAGTCGAGCCCGGTCCCGCGGATGCAGCTCCCAAGCCCACGTCATCCACGGTGCCCACGCCTGAAATAAAAGCCGTGGGTGACTGCGCGCCAAGCATCCCGGTGCGCGTGCCAGAGTTCAACGTACCCGAATAGCTCATGGCAAGGCGTATCGGGGTCGAGGTGGCGGCTGTCTGATAGTAGACGACCCAGCAAACCAGGTATTGCTCGTTGGCCTTTAGATCGAAGTTCAGCTGCGACCCAACGTCAGCCATTACAGTCGTTGAGTTGACCGCCGGCCCAACGGTGAGACGCGCGACTTGAATCTGGCGCCCCACGAGGTTAGCGGCCACGCGCCGCACGGCCTCGTTGTCGAGGATACTGCCCATGTTGAGGTTCGTCGGCCCCGCGGTCTCGATCAGCGGATGGCTGTGATCGAACGCGCTCGCGAGCGTCCCGACACCGGCGTTAGCCGCGCCGCCGACTTTGACGGGGGCCACTCTGCTTATGATTGGATTACTGAGAGGCACGGATCACGCGTCCTTCTCCATCAAGCGGTCTCGGTGACCTTCGCGTCGCCGTTCACCGCCGACCAGATGCCGGTGATGATCCCCGTGTAGTACCGTCGCGGCATCTCCCAGTACGCGCCTGGGTCGAGCTGCACCGACCAGCTGGTGAGTGACGCGGCTGACCCGAGCTTGAGGTACAGCGTCGCTGTGCTGCTGTTCACGACGAGCGCACCGACGCGCGCTGTATTCGCAGCGAGCAACGTAACAACGGTCGCGCTCGACGACACGGCGGTGACGGTGCCAGTCGCCGGGCCGACGAACTCGATCGAGCCGATGTTCACGCCAGCATTCGCTGCGAGCTTGCCGATGACGTTGGCACTTGCCTGCAGCGCAACGCTCATGATGTTGGCTGTGACCGCGCCGGCGAGCGTCGCGAGATAGCCTCTGCTTTGACCGATGTCGACCTCGACCGTGCCGGGCAGGGCGTCGACGTCGTGAGCGACGATGTGCTCGCCCGAAATCGTGCGCGACTTGAGCGGTACGGTCGAAAGATCTGGATCTGCGTAGTATAGCGTCATGTGCTGTCACAGCCTCACAGTATGCCGCCCAGGTAGATCTTGCTGCCGCTCAGCGCCCACAGCTGACTGTCGATGAACTTCATCCAACTAAGCGCGCCGGTAGCCACATAGTCGACGGTGAAGTCAGGGGCCTGCCCAGCGGGGCTCATGCTGTACCTCACAGCCGCCGAGGTACCATCCGCGCTCGACGGCACCATCAGCCAAGCGAACGAAGAAGCGACCAGCACTCCGTCGCCAGCCGCGGCATGGATCTGCGACCACGTGATCCCGTCAACAGATCGAAAGACCTCACCCGTGAAGTGGAACACGAAGCCCAGACCGGCATCATAGACCAGCTGCATGTTGTCATAAGGCCGGGCCAGGTTGTGACGCACTGTCCACGTGATGCCATCGGGCGACGATGCAACCGCACCGCTTGATGATGCAACAACGAATAGCCCCGCGCCGAATGCGACTCCGAGGATGTCAGGCGTGCCGGAGAACGGCGAGGTCGCTGTGCTCCACGATGTGCCGTTGATGGAGTACTTGATCGTTTGGCCTGCGCCCACTGCAACGCAGCGACCAAGCCCGTTGGTCGCCACCCTGAGAAGATGCTCGCCCCCGTTCGCGCGGCGCGTCCATGTGCCATTGCCGGGCGAGGTCTGGATCTCGCCCACGGTCCCCACTGCGATGAAGAGTCCGAGCGTGGCGTCATACGCGATGTCGTTGAAGTCGCCCGCGTAACTTGAGCCTGCAGCCACTGTCTGCGCTGCGAAGTCGGTGTTGGGTCCGGTGTTGGCTTGGATGGTGCCAGCAGTACCCACTGCGATCACTTGACGAGTTGCTGGCGCTCGAGCCAGCGCGCGAAGTGTCTTGGGCCCGATTGCAGTATCGTGGACTGCGCGCACCGTCGTCAGCGCTGCCTTGAGCTGAGCGCGTCCGACTAGCATCAGAACGCCCTGTAGGACCTGGGATAGATCTGTCTCACTGCGCGTCAGGCCCGCGCCCGTGATGAAGTTTGCCAGCTCGTTCTGCGTGTCAGCGAGCGCGTCCCACGCATGGTTGAAGTACCCGGCCGCCGGTTCCTCGCCGTTCGTGAAGCCTGCGGCGCGCTTGCCTGACGGCGGCGGGATCGAGCCGGGGTAGCCTGGCGGCGGCGTCGTCGCCCATTGATCGAGCTTGAGTTCCATTAGAGCACCACCACAATGGCGCCAGCGGGGGCTACGGGCGGCGGCTCCGTGTCGTACTCCATGTCACGACCGTCGCTGATCGCAGAGAGCCGCCCGCTGTTGAAGCCGCGCGGGCTGTCATAAATCGAGTCGCCGCTGACCGAGAACCGGAACGACGTGGTCGAGTCGTACCAGTGAAAGAACGCTTGAACGCCGGCCGCCTTGGCCAGCACGATGAGTTGCGCAATCTCCGCGCCGTCAGCACCCACGACCGGCCCCATCGCGTGGATCGTGAACGCTGCGGGGTAGTGGTCCTCGATGCGAACCGGCACCTGACAGAGCTTCGCAGCGAGCGCGATGAGTTGCCGCGACAGCCCCGAACTCTGATTGACGAGCACGCGCGCAGAGATCCACACCCGATACTGCTCGTCAGTGCGCCCCTCGCGCGGCTGCCCAACGATCTTGCCGAGCAGGTCGAGCACGGCGCCCTCGGCGGTCGCGGGCGAGCGCTTGGTGAGCAAGTCCCAGTAGGCCAGCTCGAGCGCCTGCACCTCGGCGGTCCACGCAGCGAGCAGTGCTGAGATCCTGGGCTGGCGGTAGCGATCGGTAAGAAGCGCGACCGCATCCGTCTCGTGCGTCAGGATGAGGTTCACGACGAGACCTCCGCGACAGCGATGTTGGCCGGCAGTACGACACCCAGCTCGCGGCTCGCGATCGGGATCGACGGCCCCCCCTCATCGGGATCGGTGATCGCAGTGAGCGACAGTCCTACGCTCGCGTTGAGCACGCCTGTCACCCGAAGCGCGACGCGCACCATCTGGCCAGAGTAGACGTCAGTGCCGACGTCGAGATACGCAGGGTCGAGCTTGTTGGTCGTGGCTGCTTGAAGCGCGAGAGCGAGCGCCTCGTCGCCCACGTAGTCGGCGCTCGTCACCACTTCGATCGCGACGAACACTGTGACTTCATCGGGGCGGCTGAAATAGATCTCGTACGTCTCACCCTGCTCGTCGACCACCTCGACGGGTGGCTCGGTGCCGTGCGTCTGGATGCCGCCGACCTTATTGGTAGCGATGCTCTCGCCGATCGCCTGCGCATCACCACCCCGCACGATCGCCTCGATCGAGTGCGGTGGCAGACCATCCGGGGTCGTGACGTCAGTGACGTTCTCAAGCACTGTGACCGCGACCACGTCAGGCAAGCGCGACAGGTCCGCGCGAATGCCGTTCACTGTGCCGCCGCCCGCAGCCGCCAGTTCACTGAGGCGCCGAATGCGGTACGCGGCATCAGTCTCGACGAAGGACCCGAGCGCTGCGTCCTCGGCGTTGGTGATGGAGTTCCAGCCCGCGATGAACGTCTCGATCACGTTGAGCGTGGTCGCGTTCGCGACAACGGGGCCGACTTCCTCGGACTCGAACAGCACGCTGACGTTCGCGGGTGCCGCGCCCGGGTTGAGCATGGGTTCGATGTTCACGAACCGCGCAACGGGGTTGCCCTGCACGCTCGCGACCGCATCACCGGCAGCGATGGTGGTGGCGGCCGAGAGGTTGACGGTGGCAGTCACCGTGCTTTTCTTTGCGTCGTGCCGCAGCGTGTTGGTCAGGCTGTAGAGCGCGTCTTGCTGCACGCCACTGGCCATGTCCGGGTCGAGCGCGTCGTAGAGGTCCTGGCCAGCCTCCCAGAGTTCAACAAGCTTGCTTGCGAACACACCGTTGAGTTGGCCGAGCACGCTGAATGGGCTCGTGTCGAT